TCAGGGTGCTACAGTCTCGGCGTAACTGGTGGAACGACTACCGCATTGAATCTTACGGGCTCGGGGACCGTTTCCCATCTCAGCATCGGCGTTGGTGCCTATAGCGCCGGGGGCGTTCCTCCGACTGTAACCACCAGCCCGTCCAACACTCTCACTTGCCGAACAGCCGTCACGTCCTCGGAACCGTGGATCGAGACATGCGATGTTGACGGCCCTAGTGTTTCCTCAAGCTTCACCGTTTCAGTTTCCGGAACTGGGATCTTTGCCGGAGCCTGCATCGTCGCGACCGTCGGCACCGCAACATCTAGCGCGTGGGATTCCACGGCTGGCCAGCAATCCGGCGTCAACAACAGCTCCGCAGGAACCAGCGTTCAGTCGAGCGCCGCCCTCGTCCCTACGAATGCTAATGAGATCCTGATTTCGTTCCTGTGTTTCAGCGCAACCAATTCCCCCGGCATAACGGCTGGCACGTGGTCTGCGGTTAGCGAGGCCAACTATTCGGCGGGCGTCAATGAGGGCATCGCCGTCGCTTGGCAGATACAGACGACAGCAACTTCGCGTCAGCCGACTTGGTCATGGGTCACTGGGACGCGCGGCGTCATGATTGTGAACGCCTACATAGTGGCTCCGGTCGCGGGAGCCTGCTCAAACTCCCTGCCGCTAATCGGCGCGGGCTGCTCGTGAGCTAATCGACCGCGAGCGCCTGCTGCGCGTCCGTGGTCCTCTCCGTCCAGCGAACCTCACCCGCTGGGTTTCCTTGGCTGAAGTTAATCGTCAGCTTGCCCGTCCGGCGCTCGCGCGTAATGACGGTAATCGCCTTCGCAAGCTGCTCCTGCGGCAGCAGCACGACATTAACTTGTCGAGATGGTTGTTCTTGTTCCGCCATCTTTGCTCACGGCTCTCGGAGGCTTGTGATTCGAGTTCGGTCGTCCGCGCTGGCCCGGTTGCTGCGGCTGCGCGAATTCTTCGGCGAGCGCCGCCTTGTGCTCTTGCTCGACTTCCCACTTCTCGGGCTCGCTCACCGCTGGCCTGCCGTTGCTCATCTCCGGCAGATCGCCCATATTGAGGCCGAGCCCCTTGCCGATGGTGTGATCGCTAATCGTCAGGCCCGCTTTCTTGGCTTGCAGCAGCACGAGATTGCGACCGATGCGGCTGACCTGTGCCTGCGAATACGGCTCGATGTCGTAGCTCAATTGCTCGATCATCCACCGGGCGCGCTGGAACTTGCTGTAAATCGAAGGCTCTTTCGGGTCCTCGTTCGGCAGGTGCGAGGGGATCAGTTCCCCCGGCTTCATGTCGAACATCTCCTTCACCGCGCCGTCCTCGCCGAGCTCCTGAAATACTTTGCCGGAATTCCAGAACTGAATCGCCATCGGGTAAAAGAGCGCGTCGAACTGCTGGCAGGCGACTTCGCCGCCGCGCGCGATGTCCTGCACGACCGGGCCCGCCATCTCCAGCAGCTTCTCGATGGAATCCGCCGAGGGAACCTGCTTGGCCTTCGCGATAGCCGTCAGGTCCTTCACGACGCTGAGATTGTCGATCTCCTCGCCGAGCATCCCGAGAACCTGGACGACCCATTGCGGAACGTCCCAGAACGTGACCGGCAGTAGCGGCGTGATCGGATCGCCCATCGCCGACGAGGCTTCGAGAGTTTGATTCGGGATGCGCGTGTTGATGCGCGCCATCGCTGTCTTGTCGATGATGTTCGGATCGTACTTGAGCGGCGGCTGCAAACGGACAAGCACGCTGTCCACGATGGCCCGCCAGATTTGATTGCGGGCCTTCTGGATTTTCCAGGTGTCGTGAATGATGCCCGTCCCGAGATAGTCCCACGGCGAATCGTCGAAGCGCAGCATCACGCGAGGGACGCGCCCGTGCAGGTACGGAGAGGTTCCGTCCTTGAGGATACAGGTGTCCGTCCAGATGACGCGCCGCCGCAGCGGAAACAGCATCGCGTCTTCCTCGGTCGCCTTACGGAAAAGCATTTGGCCCGCCGCGTTGCGGTAGCCGCTGGGGATATCGGAGCCGAGAGACGGGACCTCGTAATACCAGCTTGTTCCCGGATCGCCCATCGGGATCGTCTTGCCGGTGTTGTTAATCGTCGGGTCCATGATGTACGAGGTGTACACATCGACCATCGGCTGCTCGCGGCCAATCGCACGCTGCGGAGTCGCGAGCGCTCCGAGAGCCCCATTAGCCTGACTATTCCCTCGATATTTATCAAGAAAGCGTAAAATTGATCCCGGAAACTTCCGGGAGGGTTCGATTTGCGCCGCGAATTCCGGGTAACTGGCCATCACCAGATGCAGCGGAACCTCCTCGGCGGTGGTAACGCAGTAGCCCTTGTTGAGATCGTTGTCCTCTGTCAGCATGACTGGGAAGACGCTCGACGGCCCTCCCGTCTTGCAGGAGATTTCGCCGCGATTGTAACCGTAGAAGTTTGGATCGAACCACGGCTCGATGTAGCCGGTGCCGAGCCCGCATGCGTACTGACAGCCTTCGCGGTACTTGCGATCCTGCGCGGTCTTCCGCCACCAGATTTGTTTCATCTGGTTCAGCCGGTAGATCGAGGGCTTGGCCGCTTCGTTGTGCGTGATCGCGACTCCGGTAGGCCGCAGATTTGAGACGGTCGCGACCAGATCGCGGAAGTTGCGCTTGATGCGGTTGATTGAGAGCGTCGAGTAACCAGAGAGCCTAACGGGAGCGCTGCCAAACGAAAGCAGATCGTAGGCGCGCGGGATTTCCTGATAGGCCGCTTGACATTGGAGGAAGGTCCGGCCCGTCTCCAAAAGCTCCTTCATGCGCCCGAGCTGGATTTTCTCGAAGCCCTTCTGCTCGTCTAGGCGGTCGATGTACGACGGAACTTGGTACTCGGATACGTTCAGCGCCATCCCTATCTTTTGCCTCGGCGTCCAGGCTTCTTATACCAATGACCCCAGCGCTTGGACCATTTCGGCGATTTCTTTTTCACTTGCGCACCCGCGATCCGTCCCGGTTTCGTCCCGGCTCCCGATTGCTGGAGTTCATCGACAGGGCCTCGAAGTGAAAAACTTTGTTGAACTTCTCGCGCGGGCGGTTGTCATTCTGCTGCATCGCGAAGCGAGCGAAGTCGCGCATCTTCGCGCTCATCGGCGGAATAAACTTGCGCCCGCCGTCCGGGCCGGTGATGTAGCCGCCCTGTTGCATGATCGTCCGAAGCTCGGAGCGGTTCACCCGCTCGACCTCGGCGCGTTGCATCTGCTTGCCGATGTTCGCGCGCTCCCATTTCTCGCGCTCCTCGCGGTTAATCTCGCGTTCGATGGCCCGCTTCTGATAGGTTTCGCGAACCTCCACGCGCTCGTACTCGGCGGGCATCCTCGCGTCGGCCTGCCCCGGTAGCGCGTAGGTCCCATCTGGTTTTTTCCAAGCTACCAGCGTCTCAACGTAATCGCGCGGAGCCGACGCCACGAAGATGCGCGGCGATTCCGCGCCGCAGTGTGGGCATGCTTTCGGCGCTTCGCAATCGGCCATCCGCGCGAAATCCTCGAAGTGGCCGTGAGTTTCGCAATCGTAATCGAACTGCGGCATTAGTACTTGAGACTCCCAAAGAAATAAAACGGGGGGCTGTCCAGCGCTTGCCAGGGCGAACCAAGGGACCAATCTGGCTGCGGCAAGCCGCAATGCCTACAGAATGGAAGATTTCCGTTTAACTCCTTACAGCGCGGGCATCGCAACGCCTCTTCCGGTTTCCTCATAACTCCGTGCCTCCGTAATCTTCCGTCGCTCCGGGGTGATACGCCGCACCCGCCAGATTCCCAAAGAACTGCTTCATGCTCGTGGACGCTGCGGCCAGCGCGGGCGTCTCGGCTGCGGGAAGAGAAAGCTCGTCTCCGGCCAGCCGCTCAACGTACATTGGACTCGGCTCCGATTCCCGTTGCTGGCGCAGGTAGCTGACACTCTTCGCACGTCCCGTAAGCTCCAGTATATGCGCGTCGAGAAACGCGATTCCAAGCGCCATGAATCGGTCATCATGCTGGCCCTGCTCGGCTCGCGCGCTCTGCATGTCCTCGTCGCGGTGGAGCGCCTGCATCTCGCGCACGAACTCCGGCGAGTTGATGTCGATATCGGCGTCACGGAGCGCCTTGACCAGATAATCGATGACCATCGGGCGCGACCAGCGGTTCGTCACGAAGCCGATGCGGGTCGCTTGCTTGGCATCCATTTTCTTCCGGTCGTAGCGCACCCAGCTATGGAAGTTCGACCAGCCCATCTTGCGAAGCTCAAGCTGCGTGACCTCGCCGTTCAACCCCGTCTCGATGACGAACTTCGGCTGCCGCGCACTCGCGCCTTGGTAAAATAAACCGACACAATGGCAGATGGCGGCGAAGTCATTGGCGTTGACGTACGCGGAAGCGTATTCGAGGAATTGCCCGCCGCGCCGAATGAGATTGCCTTTGCGGTAACCCTCCAGAACAGTGTTGTCCTGGCCGATACCATCCGAGGTATCAACCCCGAAATAGTAATCTTCTCCGGCCTCGGGCCATTCAAAAACCAGAAGTTTCCCGGTTGGATCTGCTGTCTGCCATCCGGTCCAGCGCAGGGGGACGAGCTCGTAGGGTCCGACCTTGATAATCCGCCGCGTCGTGTCCCGGTCGTGTTCATCAGCCTGAAGGCGCGCTGGGATTATGTGTAGCGGCGCGCGGAAGCCGAAGACTCCGACCGGCTCCTGGCAAGAGTTCGAATAGTCGTTAATTGTATCGACCTCGAACACGCTCTCACCCGACGCCGTGAAGCTCTCCAGGTCGTCGCCCGCAAACTCGCGAAGGAAGCGCGCGAGAATCTTTTTGGCCTTGTACTCCTCGCGCATCACCTGCCAGAAATACATCTGCTCGGCGGGCATCTCCCAGTTCTCCGGGTAGTACTTGCGGAGTAGGTCATTCGTCCGAATGTATTTCTTAGCGCGCTCGGCGTGCGCGAACGTAACGCCCTCCGGTCGCCAGCCCTCGCGGCGGATGGCCTCGCGTGCGGCCTCGCGAATCGCCTTGGGATTTTCGAGCGGCAACTCAAGCCGGAACTTTCGCTTAAGCCACGTCGGCGTCGGGTAGAGGTCGGAAGCGACGAACCAGGGAATGAATCCGGGGCGGAATTTCGCCTCGCCGCGCCAGTAGAATTTCTTGCAGTGAATCCAGGTCTTGTACCACCAGCCATAAGGGCCCTCGCCGGTGGACTCCAGGATCACTAGCTTGCGCGGCGACTCGTGGACGGCGGGGACCAGTCCGGCGTCGATCAAGTCCTCAGCATTCAAATACGTGGCCACCTCACTCAGGTGGACCGCGCTCGGCGTGTTTCCGCGCCCGATGTCGTACTTCTGCGCGCCGTGCTGGACGATCAGCTTTGAGTTGAGCGCACCGAACTCCATGCGCGTTCCCATCCGGTCGCGCGTCATCTCCGGCTTGAGCCAGTACGGAATCCAGTCGTAAAGCTGCTTGTACTTGTCCACCATATCCTTGGACCGCTCTTTGTCGGAGGAGCCGGTCAGGGCGATGATGTTGTCGTAGAAAAAAGTTCGGTGTCCGATGCAAACCTGCGAATCGGTGGTGATGCCGCACTGCCGACCCTTCAGCCACATCATCATGATTGCCCAGCCGCGATCTTCCAAGTCCGCGCGGGCGTCGTTCACGACAAGCTGGGCGATGTTCGGCGTGTAGTGGATCACCTCATCGTCGGGTCCGAGGATTTTCGCGTAGTTGTTCGAAAAGTAGAGGTAGTCAAGCTGCGAGAGGATTTTTTCGTTGCGGACCCACTTGATTTCTTCGTCCGTGTAAAGCAGCCTGGGCGCGTTGGCAGGTGGAACCTCGCCCCATTCGTCGATGTAGCGGT